CTAACGGAATATTGAAATCAACAAGGTGAGCCCAAACCCCAACAAACAGAGAAAGAACATCCACGCCATGAAGGTTTCCAGGCTTTCTCTGTTGGATTTGCTGAAGCACCAGCACCCGAGAGCGGCCGGTATCAGAGCAATCGTGAAACTGAAACTTGCCGCTTTCAGTGCGACAGCCATACAAATGATGGCCAGTAACAACCACATGGCGAACCCTCCTTTGGAATAGGTCAGCCTAATCCCGGCGTTTCCAATCTGAACAGAGCCGCTATTCCCATAAAGGCCGATTCTTATTGACAGCGTGGTATGCCAAGTCATTGCGACGAGCCAAGAGCTCATCAATCCGCCGGCGCTTCTGCTCAGCATCTAAGGTCTTGTCCCTCTGGATGAGCTCAATCTTGTTCCGGAGAACCCGGATCTTCTGCTGCGTCCGCCCCAGGCTCTGCCGTGATTTCAGCAATTCCCCACTCGATGCCAAGAGCGTGTTTGCTGCTTCAATCCGCCCTTCTCTACGGTATTGGTCAATTGTTCGCTTGAGCTGATTGACCTCGTTCAGCATCTGGTAGAACTCTTCTAAATGCTGCGTGGATTTTGCCGGCCCAGTCCCTCGATAGATTGCTTTCAGTAAAGGGATTTCGTCTGCCCGCCAAGCAGCTGACTCACCAGGCTGGGTTGTTCGGATTAAACCATCTGCTGCAGCCATGACGTAGCTGCCCATCGTGCCGGTGTAACCAATAACCAGATGCTCAAGCTGCTTGGGCGATAAGCCAGACAGCTCGCCAAGCTCGCGCATCAGCAAACTGGTTTGCTCGTTGTAGCGTGCCTCTGCAATCAGGTTTAGATCTTGTGGCCCGTCGATAGACCCACCCCGGAAGGTGTCATAGTTGAATGCGGCCTCTACAAGAGGCTTCACAATTTGAGGGGTTGGGTTGAGCGCGAAGGTATCCCCGATGGCCCGGGCAACCGCTTTGCCAAATTGGGCTCCGGTGTCCTTGTCGCCCATGGCACGCACCATGCGCTCCGGGATGGTCCCGAACAACACGCCGATCTCAAAGGGCTTGGGAATACGCCAATGCTGATCACCGATAAAGAAGTGCCAGTTCGCATCTTTGTCCCAGTCAGGTACCTCCTCATAACGTTCGTCATCCCAGTTGATGGCCAGTAAACCCAGCGACATGGCCGTGATCATGCCTGCTCGTTTAACCAGATCACGAGGGTTGCCATGCATCTCCCGGGTCAACTTTCCCAGCCCCTGCAGGCGTGCGTTAAAGAACGGCAAGACCATTGAGGCCGCCTGGATAAACCGAGCGCTCCCCATCATGGAGAAGTCCATCAGGTCTTTTGATTCAAAGGCTGCTTGTGCGTGCCCCTTGCCGGCTTTGATTGCGGCCTCATAGACCGCCTCACGGTTTGCGTTCTCCAGGGCCTCGCCAATACGGCTGTACTTATCCCAGGCGTCAGCAATGATCCCTTTCGCCTGAGCTGCGTTGCGGATGATGGATTTTTCGTAGCGGGTGATCTGTTCTGGGGTCATGCCCTTACGGCGCAGCGACTTGCGCACAGCATCGGCCATGGCAGAAGGCGCGTTGCCATTGACGTAGCCCCCAAGGAAACTGGCGCCGCTGAACATCACATCGATTGTGCTGCCATCAACTGCCAGGGTTTTTCTCACCCCTCTGATCGAGTCAATCACCGGCTTGAAGCCATCCTTGCTGATCACCCAGCCGGAGAGAGAGTCCCGCAGGAAGTTGCGCAGCATGAACTCCGGCGAGGCCGTCACCCCGGCCGTCAACAAGCGCTTGGCCTTAGAAGCCATATTGACCATCGACCCGAAGGGCTGGCGGTCGAAGAATGTCATGGCGCGATAGAGGTCAGGGTCCTCCACACGGATCATGTAATCCTCCCCTTCCAGCTTCACGGTAATGAGATTCTTACCGTTCTTGAGGGCCCGCCAGTCCATCAAGTTTGGCTTGGCGACTACCTCAATAATGCCCGTATCAGCCAAGTTCCAAATGGTCTTCTGAGCCGCCATGTTCTTCATCGAGGCGTCAATCAACTTGGAGGTGGAGGCAAAGATGTTCTCGAGCAGATCGTTCGTATTGGCTTCACCGCCTTTGAGTTTCTTAATCCCGGCATTCTGGTTGGCAATCCCCTTCTGTTTGAATGGTGCCAACACATCGCCCTCCTCGGTTTCACGGAAAAACGGGATGTACCATTCGCTCTCGAACTCTGCACGAGCCTCCTTGGAGAAGAGCCCGGCCTCCTGCGCCAAATCCAAGGTGGCTGCGTTGAGACGGTTCCAGCGAGCTTTGGCATCCTGGAATTTGGCCTCTTTCCCGTTACCCAGGGCCTTGAGCGCAGCAATGTCGTTGGCATCAAGCAGGTTTTCTCGCCCTTGTGCCATAAGGATTTCTGCCCGGTGGCCAGCCATCCAGCCCAACCAGTTGTGAAGATCTTTTCCAAGGTCAGAAAAAATGCCCAACAGGGCATCTTTTTCACCAGTACCAGCCTTTCGCTGGATCACCCCATCCTTCCACTCTGGCAGACCATAGAGCATGGTGGCCTGCATGGTTGAGGCTGCCCCGGTTGCCATTCTGGCCGCTACATAGCCGGAATCAGCGGCATCCGTTATGCCGGCGGAATCTTCTGCGTACTTGATAGGGGCCAGCGCATCGAGTAATTCGGTGTTGGCCTTCTTGATAAAGCGATCTAGCCATGACTCGACAAGGCCCCGATCAACCTTGCGCAGCTTGTCCAGATTGGCCTTGGTCTTATCGATGATGTCGGGCCTGGGGCCCAGATTGAGCTTTTCCATCGCCTTGTCCGCGGCGGAATGAGTTTGGCTGAATTTCAGGCCCGGTTTGACAATATCGTCCTCGCTCAGTACATTCGGGATTGAACCATCCATGCTTGAACCTAAGGGCAATTGCAGCCCGGTGAGTAAAGAGCTAGGGTGGTTTTTCTTTATGTACTTTGTCACGCCATCCGCTACCCATCGGCCAACCTGTTCGTCAGGGCGTCCATGAATACTGGCAATTCTGTTTACTTCAAGATACTTACCTGCACTAACGCCTAATTGAATGGCGGTTACTACTGAGCGGCCAGATTGGTCTTTTGCATCCAGCAACACTACGAGTGATTCGCCTGGATGGGTTTTCGAATCAAATATTGCCAGTGGGTCACTTAATAATTCAGGTAGGGCTTCTACCGTCGCTGTATCTACGTCGTGCTTCACCCCGTTTATCGCCTTGCGCACCGTATCCCGACTCACCCTCATTGTTAGGTTTGGGGCTCCGACAGCCATGAGAACTGCGGGTGTTGAACCAACCTCAATCGCAATATCACCTGATCGAAGTGAGCTCATTGCTTTTGCCAACTGCTGCCGATAGTTATCAGCCTCTGTTTTGTCAGGAGTAAATCTCCCATTACCAGAGCTCGTCTCTTGGCTGAATTTCTTTCCGTCCTGACCAATGTCCTGCCGACCAGGACGTTTCATCTTGCTGGCCAGCGCCTCAATCAGAGTCCGAATTTCAGCTGGGGTGATCCCGTCGGGTATAAAGCCCACCGCACGCAACGCTCTGGTTACCCATGCCACTACCGCATCCCAGCCCCTACGCCATGCGCTGGGCTCAAGCTCAGCAAGGTGAGCGATGACTTCTTCTGCCTGAGTACCAAGATCTTCATCGGCATAATGTGTCTCTACCCAGTCCCACACCGCCTTCATACTGGGCTCTTGCTTGGATTTGAGCAGCCGACTGATCAGCTTTGTGTAATCGCCAGAACCAAGCACCTTGGCCAGGCCATAATGTGCCAACACCTCGTGGCGCAGGATCTCTCTCATCCGTTTAGGGCTGGCAATGGTGTCTGCGGCCACATGCAGGGTTTCTGAGTCATCATCAAACGCGGCACGGCGTATCAGGCCATCTTTGGGCTGCAGACCCAACGCTTTCTCCAGCTCAGCCTGGGTGGCGTGGATCTGCACATCGATTACGCTGGCCCCCTTGTACTGCTTGAACCACGCCTGTGTAACCAGCTCGGCTTCTTTACGGGTCAGGTGCTTGGCAGGCTTATCCCCATCAGCAATGGCATGCTTGGAGAAGAGAACCCGCTTATCACCTTCCTCACGCTCCTCAATGGTGTCAAAAAACTGATCAAATCCCGCCCTGATTGCCGGGATCTCTCCTGCAGTGGGGTACGGATAGCTACCCTCAAGTTGGATACCCAGCGCAGCCTCAGCATCCCAGGCCGATTCACTGACGATGTTGGCCAGATAGTCGTTACTGGCGCCCTGGTCTTGCAGCTTGGCAATCAAGTACGACTCGAAGGCCCTGGCACTGAGTTCTGGGTCTGTGGTCCAGTACGCTTTACTGCGTTTGTTATCGAGCTTCTTCGAGCGTTCCTTCAGTGCCGTTTGCTTGATTGCGCGATTGACCGCCCCGAATGCCTCGATCATTTCCTTTCGAACAGAGCCACGATGGATGTACGGGCTTCCCCTGGCGGCGAGATCGACCACCCGGGCCTCCGTCATCATCACGGTCCCTATCTCTCCCCCGGCTCTGGCGAAGTAACCATCAAGAGCATGCCACCACTCGTGGCCAAGCGACCCGGCGCCATTCATCTTGGTCAGGTTGATCACCACCTTAGCCGGTTCATAGTGAGCCGCTGCCGGGTTAACCCCCCCTGAGCCCCTCGCACCAAACGCCAGTCCCAGCTCACCATTTAGCGATAGCGACTTAGGTGAAATGCCAAGCACAGCAGCCATATCCATCAGCGCATCGTAGGCATTGTTCAAGTCACGCTGTCGCCGATCTTGCTCGACCCAGTTTCCAAACTCGACGCCACGAAAGCCAAACGCCTTCCCAAACAGTTCGGGGGTAACATCTTCCCCTCCCCGCATGTCCTCACCCACTCTTGGCAGGTTAATGTCACGGCGCTCACGAGGGATCTCTTTGGCTCTCTCCAGCTTGCTGACCAGCTCATCGTAATGATCAACTCGGTATTTGCGTGCGTCGCTGACGTTGTCGAACGACTCGGTGAGGTCAAGGTGATTACGGCCGACTTTCTTGCCAATTATCCAGCCCTGCCCATTGCCGCGGCTGTAAATGTCGAACGAGATAGCCTTAGGCTTACTCACCTCTTGGGTCAATTCGTCGTATCGACGCTTGAACTTTGCAAGCACCTCCGCCTTGCTCGAACCAGATGCGATCGTGCGTGGCCAATGACCAAAGTTAGTAGATTTGCTCTGTCTGCTGATGGTCCAGATGCCGATGGGGGGATCATGCTTAACCCCCTCAAACAGGCTGTAACTACCAAGGCTAAGCTCCAGATCGGCCAGGCTTCGTTGATGGCCGACAGCCAGATAGAGTTCAGCCCGGTTGTGAATGGTATGGGCACTGCGCAAGCCCGCATTAGACATCAACCGTTTAGCCGCATTGGCATCAATAGAACCGTCCATCAGGCCCATGGATAAGTCACGCAGGGATTTCACGGCTTGAGCCCAATGGCTTACTTTGTAGCTGACTCGAGGCTTAGCGGGGATCGCGTCGCGGGCAGCCCGGGCAAGTGCAACTGCGTGGGGATCTACTCCTGATGCCACCAACTTGTCATAATCTGGCGCCGGCCAGGCTTTGGATAAGGGCAACGCCTTTATCTGTTCGGCGCTTTCGCCTTCCAAGGTGTCGCGGTACGCCGCCCAGGTATCTTTACGGGCGCCCCCGATCTTCTCACCAAAGTCATGGATCTTGTCTCGGGTGTGTCCCTTCTCAACTACTGCCGGCTTTGTCGTATCACCCTTGCTCAGCCAGTCTTTAAACTCCTCAACCGGCATAGCCTTGATCGCCCCAAGCCCTTGCCACCCCGGTTCATAGTTAGCCAGATAGCCTTCCCGAGCGGACTGCTCATCGGCAAACCCCAGCATGGCTTTATGCTCATCAAACTTGCCTGTTTTGGGGTCTACTTGATCGACGACATAGACCATGTCACTAGCATGCTGATCACCAATAAACACATCGACGTGATCACCATCTGCACCTTCGGTGCGTTTGATGTAGCCATAGTCATGCGCCATGGTGGTCTGCCAAGCTTTACCATCCTTATCAGCACCGCTTCGGATTGAACCCTTGGGGTTTTCCAGAGTGATGTTCAGGCCGTGCAACCTGAGGTGGCCTTTCTTGTAGTTACCAGCCTCCTTCTGTGCCGGCGTCGGATCTGTATCGACATCAGCACGTGCGGCTTCTACTTCTGTGGCAGGCTCAGAAACAACAACCCCGGCATCTTTGGCCGGGGTCGTCAGTGTTTGGTCATCGCTCGGCTGTCGAGCTGGTGTAGGTATAGGAGCAGCGAGACCTTCTGGATCTCCGGCTCCAGTTCTGCTGATGAGTTCGGCAGAGGATGGGTCAGAACTCGCTGTATCTGGCGCGCTTGCTCCAGGCTGATCACCTTGTCGGTCACTGCTAAGCGTAAGTATCTCGGCAGGCTGGTCATGATTCACCTCGTGATTGTGCTTATCTGCAGGGAGTGCTCCGCTGTTACCGGTATCGTCCTGATTGGTGGCGGAAGATTCAACCACTCTGCGCTGAACTTGCTCGACCTCTGCCAGTTCAGCAACACCAAATCCACCACCTTTGAGCTTCACCGGAACCTCTTTACCCTTACGGCTGGCCATAGTCGCCTCTTTCTCAGTGGTAAATGGCTTGCCTTTGCGGGTAATTCGGAGGGTCTGGAGCGGGCCAATTTCCGATTCAGTTGTAGTGTCGCGCATCGGTTTGGCATCAGGCTGTCGCTGATCCGCCCCATAGACCACATTGCGGTGTGGCAACTCGGTGCCGACCTCGCGAGCCTCACCCTCAATCACTGCGCCCGGCAGCTCGCCAGCAGGCTTGGTGGAAGATGTCTCTGACGGCAACACATCCCCCTCCTGCCCGCTTTGCCAGCGAGTGCGCTCTGCGCCACGGAATTGTGGGCCAGTGCCGGCCTGCTTGTCATCAAAGTGGCCTTCCTTGGTCACCCCCCGAGCGGCATTGGCGTCACCAGCAAAGATCACATCTTTGAGTGGCAGGGCTTGGCGCTGGTTCTCCATGGCCACCTGCTGGGTGCTCTTGTTGCCAGCGAACGGGTCAAGTCCGAGCTCGTCGGCCTGGGCACGCTCATAAAGGGTCTTGCCCTGAGTGCCGGCCTGCATCTGTGAAGCAACCAACTCCTGCACTGACTGGCCAAACTCACCGGCCAGGGCTCGCTGAACCTCGCTATCGGCAGCCATACCCTTGTAGCGTTGAGCGGTATCGTCCTGACGCAGGTAAGCGGGCACATCGCGCAGTTCATCGAACTTGCTGGAACTAGCGCCTAACGGCGACTTATCTGCGTCAAACTCGGGCTCAGCCATAATATCCACACTCTCCTGTGTAGCTGCCGCAGGTGCAACATCCGCTGGCGTCTCAGGCGAGATGGGGGAGCCATCGACAACAGAGCCTGGCTCTGCCGATCGGGCATCGGTTGAAATGGGCTTGCCACCTCTGGCGCCACCGACAGAGCCAACGACTCCACCAGCCCCCATGCCAATGAGACCGCCCTCCAGAGCACTGGAAAGCACCCCTTGCATTGGCTCAATGTTCGCCCCGGCAATCTCGTTCAGAGACTCGTTCACTGCATACTGCTGCACACCCTCCTCAATGGTTTCGCTGATCCCCTCACCTGCTGCCCCCTTCGCCGCCCCTTTCAGCACGCCGCCAGCAGCCATCTTTCCGGCCAGCATCTTGAACAGCATGGCATCACCAATCATGGAGCCGACAGCCGCCGCGCCCCATGTCTTGGCATCACTCATGGCGGCACGGCTGGCAACGTTGGCAGTCTCTTGCCTGGCCAGCGCCAGCTTGTCCTCGTCCGAGAGGTGCTGGGTCTGCTGGTCTTCGTCAATACGAGCAAACGCCTCCCGGAACGTGGTACTGGCCGCCAGCTCATCGAAGCTCATATTGAGCACGGTCTCCCGGGTATTAACCCCTGCGCTACCAACCGAGCCTGTTGCCCCCGTCGTTACCGCGGCCCCAGTCGCCAGCCGGGATACAGTCTTAGCGGCGACAGCCTCAGCAACCTGCTTGGTGGCCCCTCGTTTGAGCATGGATGTAGTGACAGCACGCCCGATACTGGCCTTAGCCGCTACCCCGGTCACGCCGCCCGCCAGAAGGGTCGGTACCAAAGAGCCAATGCCCTGTGCCATCTTCATGGCCCATACATCGATGTCCCCAGCACCATCGCCAAGGGTCAAGCGCCCCTCAGACGTCTCATCGACCAGCCTACGGCCCAACGCCTCCTTTGCATCACTGCTCATTCCCTTGGTCAGGGACTCAGCACCTGACTGCGCCAACTCTCCTACACCAGCGACCACGTCCAGTACCGGGCTCAGCTTGCTGGCCATATTGGCCCGGGCCTGCTCTAGGTAATCGCCACCCTGCTTGCCGGCGTTCTCCCTGCCGAAGTCACTTGCCTGGTGCGCTAACTCTCCAATGCCGCCAATCAGATCCAGTGCCCCAGCCCCCACCCCGCGAGCCACATCCCCTAACCCAACCTCGAGATTTCGGGCAGGTTTGGTGGCAGATGATGCTGAAGAGGCGGTTTCGGATAGGTTGCTATCGAGGTTGTTCCAAAAGGGGTCGGTGCGGGTATCGGATATTTGCGCCTGTGGCAAAGCCTCACGCAGTCCAAGCTTATGCATGTCGTCCTCGGGGTTTTGTAAAAAAGAAAAGCCCCGAACAGCGAACTGCTCAGGGCTTTCAGATGCGGGCGACCAAAAAACAAACTGGTCGATTATGGGGAGATGCTAACGTTGGAATAATTAAAATTCAAGCAACCTCAGCGTCCCACATGCTCACTGAGCTTATAAACAAAATGAGAGGTATCCTCACATTTCAAATGCTATATAACCACCGACTACACTAGAGCGTGCTGAAGCTCGTCTTTATGCTCATTCTTAGTTTTGGATGTAGCATCCAGAATTTCAACAGTGCAGTGATTACCATCAATTGGGGAGTTCGCATACAGCGCCGTTGATAGTGGGTCTGCTTTACTACGACTAATTGCTTTGGTTGTGTCTGTCCCAGAATAAATAACATGCAGCTCATTGCCAACCAGCTCCCAGGCACAAATTGTGGAGCTTTCTACGCTAAACCAGGGCTTCGTGACTTTTACCACAGAAGAAGTTGGGCTGAAATCCAAATAGCTATCTTTTGTGCCTGCCACTTTGAAATAAAACTGAGTTTTACTATCTTTGTATTTCTCCAACTGGAATTCAACGGCTTCTGCCTCTGAACCATTCCCATAAAAGGTGTCACTGCCTTTAGTCAATTTCACATAACCAAAGTTTTCGCCCTGAAATTTCAGCTTGAGGATTTTATTTCCCATATCTATAACACCCTATATTAATGTTGATGATTCATGAAAAATAACAAAATTTAAACTAGCAGCGCTAGCAACTAGATGAGTATGGAACTCAACGTAATTACTACGCTTAATCAAGCTAAGCGAATTCACACAAAACAGAAACTGACAAAAGCATCAATTGCATGATACCGAATGCTCATCTACACAGTAAAAATGATTTAAAATCAATGCCATACAGGCTCATGTTGACCTCTTGCAACCAAGATGGATTCAATCAATTTTTTTTCCCAGACCAAAATAGCGTCAAAGCAAAATACCTATTAATGTCCTTGGGCTTGGCTCATTGCCTTATAGGCTTCCAGCCTGGCATCACGTAGACGAGTCGCTGTCGTGTTAGCCTGAGCAGCCTCCTGCTGCTTGGCCCTATTCTGGCGCCACAACTCAAATGCCGTGTTCATCCTTGCCGGACTATCAAGTAAACCGTTGAGCTTGCCGTGATGGTGAGCCTCCTTGATGAACTGTAACCGTTCAGGATCCTCCCCAGCCCATTCTTTGAGCGGGTGGTTATTCCTTGCGTCTTGCGGCGGGGTGGCAACACCATATGTCTCAGCCAACACACCTTTGCTCTGCTCAAGTTGAGCATCAAGCGCATCGAGCTGAGCATCTTTATCGTCGGTATTACTGGCAGAGACCCGCGCCCGGTTCTGGCCATGCTGATTTTCAAGATCGGTTATCGCTTTCTTATAGCCAGCCTGGTCAGGGCCTGCCGTCAATCCAAGAGCTGTTCGTAGCTGGTCTGCATTGCTGATCATGTGCTTGGACAATGCGGCGCGTTGATAAGCCGGTTTCAAGAAGTCGTTGAGCGGGATAACTTTGGGCTGGTCATCCGGTGCCGAGGTGCGATTATTGGTGACCGGTCGAATGTCGGTGCTGCCATCGTCATAGGTAACTTCTACACCCAGCACCACACCACGAGCATCGGGGGTCACCATGATGTTACTGAGCTTCTTGGCCTTAATTGTCTTCCCGCTCTCGGGGTCAATGTCCCCGACCCCCTTGTTGATCTCCTCCTGGTATAGGGTACCTGCAGCTTGAATGAACGCCGGATCGTTGACCCCGGCATGTCCCTCCGGCGTAGAGGGATCCAGCCTTCCCTCCTGAGCCTGGCGCATCAGGTTGCCGGCATGGGTGACAAAGGTTTTGCCCGCCTCGGCATAATCCTGCTGCAGATAGCGTTCAGGGTTGAACGAGCCGGCCCGCGGATCACGGACAACACGCCAAAATTGATCACCCGGATCCCTGCCTTCGGCCACTGCCTGCCAACCCGACTGGATGATCGGCATATTTTCCTGCTGAAAGAGCTGCTTGTTACGAAGCTCTCGCTGCCATTCATACTCCTGCTGCTGGCGAGCCTCACTGGCCGCGGCTCTGCGCTCTGATGCGTTGGCGCGGGCCTCAGCAGATTGTACCTGGCGCTCGGTGAGCGCGAACTGGCGATCTGCCCGCTCATCAGCAACCTTGTCGCGACCACGGCTGTAACCCAGCTCCTCCTGATAGCGCGTATCCGCCACCTTTTCCCGCTCCTGCTCGTTCTGCCACATGGCATCACGCAGGCTCATCGCCTTATCTAACCGCTCTTCTTCCTGCTGGCCACGCTGGTAGCGATCCATTGTGTTGAAGCCGGCCAGAAATCCTTCAGCTAATCCTGATACGCCCTTCACCTTCGCCCTCCTTAAAATAGGCTGTCGGCCAAAAAGCCAATGCCCGCCCCGACGACAGTCCCCAGACCTGGCATAACCATCGTGCCTATACCGGCTCCGGCCCCCACTGCACTCATTGACTGCCCCCTACGAGCGGTCTTCAGACTTTTGTTGGCGACCTCTATCTCCGATTCTCGGTTAGCTGCATCACGCAGCCCCATCATCCCCTGCTGCCGCGCCTGAGCACCGAGATCAAGTAGTCCGTACCCCATTACATGCCTCCCCCGGTTTTAACTGACTCACGCAAACCAGCATCAGCACCGGTCAAAATCCCCATCTGGCGAGCCAGCTCCTGCTCCCGCAAGCCGTTTTCAGTACCTGCCGTCATCAATGCCATGCGCAAGCCCTGGCTGTTATCGCTAGCATGGCCGCTCACCCCCATGCGGGCGTTGCGGTTTGCCGTAGCCTGCTGGGCTGACCGCAACGCATTAGCATTATTCGCATCCACTCGCCCAAGCTGGTCACGCATCAACTGCCCATTGGTCGCCAACTCCATCAACTGCTTCTGCTTGGGGTAGAAGCGATTCTTCCAATCCTGGAACTGCTCACGAGTGATGCGAGCGAATGTATCTGCGGCAAACCCCATAGCTCCCCCTAATACCCCTTGCCCTGAAGCACGGATGCGGTCGGGCTGATCTTCTTACTTGCAGGAGCAGAACCGGCCCTGAACTCCTTGAGCCCATACGCCGTGCCGGCTCCAGCCACGGATCCAACAAGCCCGGCCGTGGCCATCTTGTTTTGAAACGAGGTCTGCGCATCATTGGCTGCCTTGCGAAGGCTGGTGTTCGCCAAATCCCCCATCCCCGCCAACGCTTCAGCCTTTTGGCCAGCCCCAATGCTCACCACATCCTTGAGGCCCGCCACATACCTGTCCTGCTGGCTAGACTGTGCTCGGTTACTTGTATCGCTCTGGCTCAGGGCCTGCTCCGTCTCCAGCTTATCCATCTGAGCCTGATACTTACCACTCGTTGGGTCTGCCCCTTGAGCAGCTAAGGCATTCGAAAGCTCATCACGAGCCTCACCGAACCCTTGGGCGGTCCCCAATGCTGATGTGCCGGCAATGTTGTCGTACTCAGTCTCTCGGTTTAGGTCTTCTACCTTGTCCATGAACAAGTTTTCGTACTGCTGCAGATCGTTCTTGTAGATTTCCCACTGTTCCAAAGCCACCGCGGCAGCGGCCTTCTGGGCCTCGGTTTCCTTGATTTCGTTCGAACCACCCTTGCCCATCACCCCACCTCACAGGTCAATTTGAAAGACATAGAACCCATCAGAATCGTCGGGTCGCCGTTGCCAACCCTGGCGGTTCGCCACTTTCAGCCACCCTTTCCTTACTGAATGGAAGCGAAGCCACCGAGCCCCGATCATCCGCGCAAGGCGTTTCACTTCTGGTAAATGGCGATCTATAGCTCCTCGCTCCCCCCAACCAATCCATACCACTACTCCCGTGATCCCGGCCTCGGAGACTGGCTTCAACACAAAACCATCGCTGCCACGCACAAACAAAAACGCCACCCGATTACGGATGGCGCTTTGCAGTTCGGCGTATAGCCTTGGGTTGCCTGTATCGCTGGCGATGCGGTTGATGTAACTGGTAGGGTTACTCAAAAGTGGCGCTGCCATGTTTGAACACCATTGCTACAGCGCCAACAAGTGATACTGACACGTCACCAAGTATCGAGACTTGAAACTGTCCGCGAACCCCAGCTGGCAACGTGGCTGTTGCGCAGGCTGTTGCAGAGTCTTTGTTTGATCCTCCGGTGGCAGACACGGACGATCTACCAAACTCCACACCATTCATGTAAAACACTACCGTGCAAGAGCGGGTACCCTCTGACGGCTGCCCACCACTACCATAATAATAGCCTTCTGCGCTGATGTTTATTCCTGTGACAATAACCCCTCTGGTAAAATTTGCCTGAGCCACATTAAAGAACATGCTGAATGGGCCGCTTGGTTGTTGCATGTATAGCGACTTTATCGCCGCCACATCACCAACAATTCGCTCTGCATACACTGTGCCACTCACAACGCAGTCCTGATCTATCGTGCAGTTGCCGATAGTCATATTGCGAACATAGCCACCTTCGGCATTGAGCTTGTTGGTGTATATGCTGCCATCTGCATAAATGATGGTGTGCCAGCCCCAGTTCCAGCCACTATATGGCCCGCCTTTGCCAAATCCAGCTGCACCACCAGACATAAAGGCGTTGCCCATATCGAACTGGCCGCCAGTGATCAGCGGGGCGCTGATGCTCACCCCCGCCTTGATATAGTCAGCCGTAATCTTCTCGGAGTGGATGATCTGGATGGTGGCCTTTCTGATTAACGCCTCTTGGATGACGGTCTTACCCTGATCGATGGCTAAGAGTGGAGCTGTACTCCCATTTGGATTGTTTGGGTCATAAACAAAAACTTGGCTGGCTGAGAGAAACACCTGGCTGGTGCCGTCTGACTTAGCCACCAGGCCAATGCCAGCCTTAATCTCGCCAGCGCTCGCTTTGACGGCCCACATACTGCCAACGCCACTCTCCAAGCTGGCCGCCGTTTCCTTTACCCCCTCATAATCCTGCTTTAGCCATGCATCAAAATGACTGAGCTTTATTTGGCCATCGAGCTCGTCAATGATGTCCTGAATATCCCGACTGGTCTCGGCATAAAGGCCGCCTGTGCTATGGTAAGGCCCCTCCATGCTGTTCTTGTTGACAAACCTGACCCAGTAAAACGCCTTGAACCCTTTGCCTACCGAATCGGAATAAACGTTAGCCAGCGTGGTGCCCACTCGCACGGCCGTTGATACGTTGTTCTTGCTGGATCGCCATATCTCAGCAAACGCATGCCCCTTGTAGGAAGGGGCGTCCCATGTGAGCGTAATGGTATGAAAGGCACCATCTGCTGTCACATTCACCGGGGCAGTTGGCGTCTGAACCCCAGACCATTCAGGATCGGTTGGCTTGTCTGGTGGTAATTCTGGCACCACCACCCCACTCCCATTGCGACGCAGGTTGATCATGCCGATGGCTGCAGCTTCTCGCAGCGTCAGCGCTTTATCCAGACGGTCACCTTTCTGACCGGTCAGGATTTGCATGTTTTCTGTCAGGCCCTGCTGGGTACTGCTGGCCCGGAACGTGGCACGACTCATTGCAACGACACCTCCGCCATGCTTCCGCCAAGGGTGATGCGATCCACTACGCTACTACCCTCCACCTCAATCTGCCAACGATCGCCGCGCAGCGGAGGCAGGCGAAAGCCGGTTGAGGGAACCTGACCAATCGGCAGTCTGAACACCTCCTCACCATCAACCCTCAGGGCAACCCCAACCTGAGTTATGTCATCAGCAGTCACCTTGGCGCAACCTATCCGTTGCCATCGCGGCAGAACAAACAGTTTTGACCGCCATCGCATCGTCAGCGCCTTGCTTCCGCCTCGCCACTTAAAGAGCTCGGCCCCCTTGGCGATCATCAGTGCATCCATCTGCATATCCGGAACCGCAGCATCCCATCGCCCAGACAGCCAGCGAAAGTCACCAGATTTGGGGTCGAACACAAAGCCGTGGCTATCAGTCAGCGCGACATACTTGCCTTCGCTGTACCATGCCCTCATGGTTTCCGGCTGCAACGCCTGCCACTGCTCGCGGGTGATCAGACTTTCCGTCACCAGATGGCCGCCATCAGCCCCCACGCCAACAAGACCATCCGGCGAGGCATACAGCACCACCCCATCGAGCGCGACCATGGAGCGGGCGCTCACGCACGCCTGCTGCACTGACGAGAGCTTTTGACCGGTGATGGATGATGGAGACGCGCCCTGAAACAGATAGGGATAACCCTTGGTGCCCACCACCAGAGCGGTATCAATGGCCGCAATAGCCACAATGTCATGCTCGGTGGTCAACTTGTACTTTTCAGGCCACGCATAGGGAAGGTAAGGCTCGGAGAACAGCACGGTATTGCCGACAAACCCTGCGCATATCCCGTTTGCCATCTGACAGATGCCCCGCATCTTGTCTGGCGGCATGGTGTAGCCGTAGGTCTCAAGTACAGGCCCGAGCTCGCCATCTTTTTTGCTGTCGATATACGATGTGAAGGAGATGGGGAGGTCGGCAACCAGAAGATAATCCGCTATCCCAGCTCCGGACACGGACCGATAAAGGCGCCTGCGAGTTACATTACTGTTGTTGGTCGGTGCTGGCGAGAGTGACACAGATACAGTTGAGCCAGGAATGGTGATTGTGGCTTTGCCGCTAGCAGGGCCTGGAGCCCCCTCCTCTCCCAGCCCGGTGACATAGGTTTCGACATAGAACCGGGTTTCATCATCGGTGGGATCATCATCCTTGCCACCGGATGGCGGGGTAATCGACTGCACACCTGGCGGGGTTGTCGGCGCCGGCACACCAAGGCGGTACCAAGCAGTTGGCTTGTTGCTACCGCCAGTGGCGATCGCGTCATATGTCAGCTTCGGATAAGCGCCATCCGTGAAGTAGACCCGATTGTACCTGTCCAGTGCAATGGGTGAGCGCATCACCTCAACCAATCCACTCCAGGCAAACCAGAATTCGCCGTAGTAGTGGAAGATTGTCTTTGGCGTAAATGGCAACTGAACACCCACACCAAGATCGTCACACAGCGGGGTGATAATCCCGCGGTCGAATGCGCAATCCCGCGCCAGCTCTGCTGCTTCATCTGGCAATAGGTGGCCCGCCACGCGTGGTATCATGCCTCGCATGGTCACAATATCGATAAGTGGCATCAGATGCTCCGGCAAACGGAAACAAAAAAGCCCCACTCGTGAGAGCAGGGCCATGATTGAAATATCCTAACGCCGGGAGACTACCAAGTAAATGCCAACACAGCGCCAACGTCAGTGAGGGTGGAAACAGCCTGCTCGGCGGCGTTACTGGCCTGACGGATCTGCTCGCGCAGGGCTAGCACATCGACCTCCGCCTCGAACCCTGCTTCACCTAACTGTTCGCGCTCTCTCGCCCGTTGCAACCGCCAGTCGAGAGCGCTAATGCGGCGCTCTGCTTCTGCTTTAATGTTAAGTATTTTGTAAGCAATTGCAGATTCCGCGTCGTTAATATTAACTAGATTATCCGGTACAGAACTGGGGTCAACGTATATAAGTTCCATCACGAAATCCTCAAATAAAGGTTCTTCGTATAATCAGCGATACCAGCAAATTTCACGTAATTAGTCGTAACGGCCGGAACGCCACCAGAAGTATTAGGCAATCTGATTGCCACTTTTTCCGATAAACCGAGTTCTGCATTACCAGAAAGGCTAAGACTTCCTAGACTGGCAACAGCAGGGGAGTAAAACCGAAAGGCGTCAGTGACCGACAAAGTAACACCGAAATGCGAAGATAGATCGAAAATCTTGGCCTCGTTAGATACAGTTGCGGCCGGAATAATGAGGTTAACTTTATTAGTCACCGGGTCCAATGACGCAAACCCAGCCCCGGGAAGAACAAAATAACACAAACCATCTCGCACAAGAGATGCCTGCCCAGCATACTGTGTAGCTGCAGGAAGAAGTGCGGCAGTACTGTTGTTTATAGTAACGCCTCCAAGGCTAGGTGGATCGGTTGTTATAGACGTGTATGGCCCACCAAGACTGGTGGCCTTAGCTGGGCCAAAATTACCACGGAAAGCGATAAAATACGCTGCGATGCCATTCCTCACATAAGCCAAATCGACAAGATATGTAACGCCACTTAACGTTATGGAAGTACCCGGCTGAATATCGCCACCATTGACGGCATGAAGAGATACCGAGGAAGCGCTACTAGAACCAATCGACAGAAAGACAAGTTGGGTTTCGGAAAGAAATCTGACAGCCTTAGGGGAAGATACCGCACTGGAAACAGACTTGAAGGTATTCATATCGTCCGAAGAGTAGTACACGGTGCTGGACGACCCGAAAAAGAAAAACATACCACCTGCGTATCTGACGCGAAACGAACCAGCTCCGGGGGAATCTAACTCCTCCAAAACAAACCCCTTTGCACGTCTGGCAACAAATATCTTAGAACCAGATGAAGCGGTAAGGACGATAGTGTCATTACTGCACGCGCAAGAATAGAAGGAGGTTTGGCCAAAAATGGGCGAGCCGTTACCTTCCGGGACAACGAACGCAAGCGAATCTGGGAAGTTTGATTGAAAGCCCAGCTTACCAAGCACCCCCGATCGCAGGTATTCGCAACCACCTACGGAAATCTTAACCCCCTTTTCAGGCAAGAAAGATCCGAAGCCAATTGGAGGATGACTGGAGCCTTGGCTTTGGCCGAGTAGGTTGTCTAACTTGCTGAGAATGACCGGATCTAATGCGCTCATGCGCCCCCCTCTGTAGTCGTGAAATCGGTCAGAATGCCACCCTGATAGGTGTATGTGGTGGTTCTGACAAGCTGGCCCAGCGTCTCCACCGCCTTGGTCAGTCTCCCTTCTGTGTAGCTGTACGTCGTCACCCTCTCCCCTGCTGGCAGTTGCTCGGTCATTTGTGTCAATGCTCCGTCCACATAAACAAACGAAGCTGAACCAGCTGGTTGCAAGGCATCCACCGACCCGCTTGATGCGGCCCCTATTTCCTCAAGGCTCGGCAGCCAGTTACTCGGTCTGGCGCCAACTTGAGCGGCCGTCGGCATCCAGTCGGATGGTCGCGCCCCCACATCTGCAGCAGTTGGGGTCCACGAGTCAGGACGAGCACCGATACTGGCTGGCGTCACTCCACCTATCGCCTCACTGATCGCTTGCGCAAGCTGACTTTTGGACGGCACATCAAGGTGAGTCCGCGCAGCATCCTTGTTCGGCACGTCTCCTAGGTTCTGGTCTTTCAGCAAGGCTCCACCTGTAGCCTGATCAACCAGATCTTCTGCTCGCTGGGCAGCTAACTCCGAGCGATCGGCATATTCACTACTGGCTTGCTCGCTAAGGGCAGCCTTGTCGGCATGTGATTTAGCCAGGGCGATCTGCTTGGCACCCTCTGTCGCGATACTATCCAGCTGTCCTGCTGCGGCCTGCTGGATCCGCTGCTCGGTGGCAATGGCGCTATCGGCCTGCACCTTTGCCTTGGTGGCCTCATCGCCAGCCAGCGCTGCGCTGTTACCGGCCGCCGTGCTGTGCTGCTCTGAAAGTGCAGCGCTTTGTCCGGCTGCGGCAGCAGATGCAACCGCGGATGCCTCTTTCTGGCTGGCTACGCCCGCCGACAGTGCCGCGTCGGAAGAGGCTTGTTCGCTACTACTCTTCGCCACCTCTGCACGATGGGCAACAGCGGCGGCAGAAGTGGCATGCTGCTCACTGGCTACTCTGTGCTCTCCTGCCACCCTTGCCGCATCAACTGCGCCCTCTTTTGCCGATGCAGCCTCACCTGCAGATACTGCTGCTTTGCCAGCATCCTCCGCTGCGACAGCGCGATCTGTTGCCGCCAGCTGAGCGCTGCGTCCAGCAGCCTCTGCGCTCTGCTCAGCCAACTTTTGAAACTCATCAGCACTCTTGGCTGATGCAATAGCTTGCTGCTTGGCCAACTGAGCGGCATCCCTGGCTTCGATGGCGGCTTCCAGCATTGGTGGGGTGAGGTCGATCCCCCCATCAACAAGGATGGCGTTCAGCGGCCCTGGAGGAGTGCTGGCGGAAACCTTGCCAATACCCAGATAGTCCATGTCGCCACAGCGATCATTCTGGGCGTAGACATCATATGTCCCTGCAGCCAAGTCAAAGCTGTAGAGGCCATTGGCATCACATTTGAAGGTCAGCTCAGACCCCATCAGGACTTCGCTTGTAGTAGTAAGCGAGCGCAGTTCAATCAGTGCACCAGGAACCGGCTTTCCTGCCGGGTCTGTCATCGTGCCATAGAGCTTAATCATTGGTGCCGCCCCTTCGTGCTGGCCTGATTGTCCCGCATCGACAACATCGTAGCGTCGGACTCGGTACCGATGGCCAGGGCTTGTGTGAACGATTGAAGATGCAACTGCCCCCGAGACGCATTAGCCGTCACTTCCGAGTCACGCATGAACGCCCGGTACATGATCCAATCCAAACAGGGGGTAATATAGCGATCATCAACCTGAACCGTTTCACCAGATTCGACCATCGCTTTCGTCAAGGGGGTCGGAAGAATGCTGAGCACCAGCTCGATACTGACCCCTGCCTTCACGCCGGGATAGAGCCAGAATGCGGTGATATTGGTGGGCTCATGGATGTAGAGTTCAGCCTCTTCTCCACCAGTGCTGCTGGCCCAGCCAGGAATAAGACTTTCCAGGTCTGCGCGGGCCACGTACCGGATAGATTTGCCTGTGCGCGTGTTACGCTCAATGTCGATCAGCTTGATTGTGCCTGCAGGGGCCGTCTGGCGGGTGCCGGCAGCACAGGAGAAGGACTGCGTCTTAATGAAGATGTCCGGTCTTGCAGTAGCAATCGCGGAGATTGCGCTGTTGTAGTAGGAGATTAAGTCCTCTATCCCCCACCCGATGCGCTGCGTATCCGTTAACTCACTCGATGCTCTATTCAATAATTCGCTGACCAGCATAACTCACCTCACATCAGAAGAAGTGTCGCTTTCGAATAGGGTTCTGGATCCTGGCGTTTTCGGTGTGCTCAATGCGAAACCGGTACGCGTCACGGATCCCGTCATAGAACTTGCGGCGGTTAATCTGAGCCAGTTCATGATTGGTCCATGGCTTGGCTTGTAACTGCTGTAAGAGATATGCAGCCCCACAAGCCAACTCGTGCGCATAGCCCTCCACCAAGGCGGCAGGGATCAGTGTTGCGCTCGGCAGTGGCTCAATGGCGCCGATGATGCAAACCTGGTTAAGAGGCGCCATAAAGCGAATGGACTCGGTGGACTGCACATGGAAGTACTTACCAGGCGTCAGTAAATGGCCTTCAGCGGTGATGCGATGGATCGCCGACCCCGTCACCTGCGGCGCCCGCACCTCCTGTCTAGCCTGGCGATTGATGCTGCTGGTCATCGCAAAGCTGACGGTTTGCCCCTCGAAGACATGGTCGAACGTCCGTTCCAGATGGACCAGCATGCTCTCTTTACAGAAAATGATGGCGGCCTCGATGAGATTGCCATGTACCAAGGCATCAGCGCCTTCTGTATGCGGCAAGTGAAGAACCCGCTGGCGAACCAGCGGGATCAACACAGCGGGGCTCACCAGTCGGCTATCTTGTACCGGTACCATCACTCGCCGCTATTCTCGGTGACCAACTTGGCTTTCAGAGCATCACGCACTCTCAGCCGGTAATCCCCAACTTTTTCCTGAGCACCTTGCGGGGTAATGTCCAGGTCTTCCCCGACTACCAGCGTTGCAAGCTGAGCGGAGGTCAACTTGGCCAGGTCTCGACCATCCACCACCATGCTCTGCTCTTCAGCAAGGCGTGCAGCTTCCTCTGCTTGACGCTCCAATTCTGCAGCCGCCTCTTGGGCAGCCCGCTCCTGGCGTTCCAGCTCGTCGGCCAGGTGCTCAGCCCGGATCCAGACCGAGGGAAACTCCAGCAGTTGCATGGCGATGTGGCTCTCGATATCCACAGGCACATGGCGCGGAAACACAAGGCGGCTCCCGGTCACAGTGTCTTTCTTGCTCAGCTTCTCGCCGATGTACACCACAGTAATTTTGTCGCTCACGGCAATAACTCCAATCCAGTAATGAAAAAGCCCGGCACAGGGCCGGGCGCGGAGGTGCTGGCAGCCTTAAAGGTTGCCCACCACTTCATAGTGCAACTTGAGCTTGGCGATACCTGTTGCCTTGCCCCCACCAATGGTGAGGGTGATCTCTTGTCCCTCCTTCGTCAGAAGGTCATCAACCGGGTAATACTTGGCCACTGCTGCTGCCGTTCCCTCTGCATTGATGATGGTGGTATTGCCAATCTTGGCTGTGATGGTGGTATTCGCCCCCAGCGCGGTAGTGAACAGCGTTACCCCCACGACCTTCAGGTCGGGCTCAACCTTGTCGCCGAACGCAACGACATCGCCAGCCGGCACGGCGGCCAGCTTGGCCACCAGGGTCGGGGAAATAGAGAGGTTGCCGAAGGCACCAACAAACCAGCGGTACGCTTTGGCGATCAGGGTAGTCTTGGCCATGACATGGCTCCTTATCGAGTCAGATAGAGAATAGGGGCCTTGAGGCCCCTTCCTGCTGGTGCTTAACGGCCGACCGGGCTCACCGCGGTATCGAGTACCATGCAGCCATGGTCCTGGATGTTGCCGTTACGCTGCTTGAAGCGGATCTTCTGCAGACCGGATACCCAGTGGATGGAGATCTCGGTGCTGTTGCCGTGGTCGGTTTTCTCTTCGTGCATGCCAAAAGAGCCGCCTTGCTCGCCAGAACCAAATGCGTTGGCCAGCGCCTGTCCGCCCAGCAGGACCGCGCGGTCGATGGTGGTACCGGCAACCTTGTCTACCTCCATACCGGTTTCAGAGTTGACGTCACATACCTTGACGGTACTGCCCTGGTTGAAGCGAATGGGCAACCCCTTGTACTCCTTGACCAGGATGCCACGCCACATGGCGCCTTCGCCGCGGAAGATAGGATGGTTCCAACCCTTTGCACGTTCAGTGGCTGCGATCTGCATGGCCTGCCAGTCCTTGCCAGAGCTGGAGGTGTAGAAGTCGTGCCACTGGCGAGGGGTGACGTAGAGCACAAAGAGCGGCTCTCCACCCGAAGGGTCTGAGTGCATGCGGATCGGCTGGATGGGGTTAGCCATCTCGGAGAGGAACAACGCCATATTGTCCACGCAGCCCAAGTTGAAGCGGTCTGCAGCATCGATGGACTCGAAGGTCGTCGCGTCACCGCCGAAGAAGTGACGCTCGTAGGTCGGTGCCGTGATGGGGTTGATCATGATTTCGGCGAACTCCTCATCATCCGCCAACGGCAAGATGATATCGGTAGCCGCGTAGTCGCCACGTGCCCCAGCCAGCTGGACAAAACCACGCTGGTCAACCAGGCGACCATAGTAGCCATCTGCCAGCAGCACCCGAGCGGTCTTGATGAGGTCGTGCTTGGTGCGCTTTTGGCTCATCTTGCCACCAGCATCCACACCGTGGCGGGACTGGTTGATCGTCAACGAAAAGTCTGCAAAAGAAAGGCTTTCCAGACGACCAGCCAGTTTCTTATCACCCATAGTCGGGCGGCCAGAGAGCTGATGGAACAGCTGCATATCTACTTCGTCACCGGCGGTTTTGCCGAGATCAGAGATACGCACTACCGGGGCTCCTGCACTGGTCTGCTTGCCACCGTTGATTTTGACCCCTTTTGGGGCCTCTTCGGTCAGCATGTTAACCAGCGAATGGGAGCGGTTGGCCGCAGTAAACAGGGCGGCCTGCAGAATCTTGTTGGCTTGCGCCGTAGTGATTTGGGTCATGAACCTCTCCTACAAAAACAAAAGCCCCGACGTGGTAGTCGGGGCTTTCTTGTAACCTGGGTTGTTGATTTAGAACCCGGCCTGCTCCAGCAAGGCCTCCATCTGGGCCTCAGACATGGAGCTCATCTCACCGATAAGCTCTGCCTG